TCTTGGATTCACTGGACAAGAACAGGGCCAAATTCTTTACAGGGATAGTAGTAGTTGGGCGGTCCTTGCGCCAGGAACGTCAGGACAAGTGCTTCAAACAGGCGGGTCATCGGCCAATCCATCATGGACGAATGTGTCCTCTGACTTTGTAAAAATTCAATCGACAACTTGCAGCGGTTCGGGCGTGGAATTTGACTCCAGTAAATTCGATAATTCAACGTATTCGAGTTATGAGTTCAGATTTCTATCGGTGCGAAGTTCAGGAAATGGAGATCGAATGTATGTGAATACCAGCACTGATGGGGGGTCAACTTTTGATACCGGATACCATCACGTTTTTGGAGAATGGAACACGAACGCTGGTGCAGCGTTGTACAAAGATGCGGCTGAAAGCGCGACACATATGCAATTAGGCGCCGACAGCAACACCGGCAATGCAACTAATGAATCAATGTCTGGTGTGTTTCGATTATTTAACCCTGGCGGCACAAGCCACACGCATATGAACTGGCATATGTCGTATGACGATGATCAGGCTGGAGAGTACTTCACTAATGTTGTTGGTTCTGGAAAACGACCTTCGGCGGGTGATGTGGACGGCATCAAGTTCTTTTTTGGAAACGACTACGATAGCGGCACAATTATTATGTATGGGATTAAATAAATGAGCACTACACTACTAGACCCCCGAATGCTCGACACTAGCACGGCCCTTCCAGCTATGTCAGGCGCGGCGTTAACTGGCGTGGGTATGACATTGACAAGTGAACAGGCAACGACTTCAGGCTCTTCCGTTACCTTTGGAAGTATCCCAGCGGGGGTAAAATTAATTATCTTAAATTTGTTCGGTGTTAGTACCAACGGCACTGGCGGTTGCGGTGTTCAAATCGGAGATGCGGGTGGCCTCGAATCCTCTGGATATAACGGGCGTTCAACGGTCGCGGAAGGCGGCGGGACAGTTAAAAACTTTACTGATCATTTTGAATTTGGATTTTTAAATGCCGGAGACGTGCAACATGGTCAGTTTATTTTAAGCCTACAGGACGCCAGCGATTACACATGGGCTTGTACCTTTACTGTTGGTACGTCGAATCAACAAAACGTATGGAACGGCGGTGGCAGCAAATCTCTCTCCGCTGAATTAACACAAGTCGCACTTAGAACGGACGATACGTTTGACGCTGGTGCGGTAAGCATTTTGTATATGTGATGTGTTTAAAAAAGCTAATTCATAAAGGAGTTAAAAATGGCCGAAAAATGGACGCATAAAATGGTCAATGGTCAGCGAGTTGACCTTAGTGCCGAAGAGGTGACCGAGCTAAAACAACGCGAGACAGAGTGGATAGCCGCTGCACCTGCAAGGGCATTTGCGTCATTGCGAGATCAAAGAGACAGGCTTCTGGCTGACACAGACTGGATGGCGTTGCCTGACAGTCCAGCTATGAGTGATGCTTGGACCAAATACAGGGCTGATCTGCGAGCGCTTCCGGCTCAATATGACGATGAGAGCATTTTGGGCACGATAACTTTCCCAACCCCTCCATCGTGAAACTCATCCTTGCCGCCCTGACAGTCGCCTTCTTGGCGGCTTTTTTTGTGCCTGCAGCTCACGCTTTTACTGTGCCGTGTTTTCAAGGTAACGGGGTTGAGCTGTTCAAAAAAGAACACAACGAACATCCAATTGTTCGCGGCAAGGCCAAGGATGGAGCAATTTATTATTTGCTCGTAAATCCAGAGACGAAAAGCTGGACAATGGTAATTGAACGGCCAGGGGCGGGACAATTTTTCTGCCCCGTTGCCAGCGGTATTGAATTTGAACTAATGCCGCCACCACCATTGCCGGTTAAAGAAAAATCTAAAAAGGAAGTGGACACCTAATGGTTGATCCCGTCACTCTTACCGCAGGTTTTGTTGCAGCCAAAACAGCCATCGCTGCGTGCCGGTCGGCCCTCGAAACAGCCGATGACATTGGCGCGCTTGGCAAGCATCTCGATGCTATTTTTAAAACGACCGGCGAGGCCGAGCGGCAGAAAAAGAAAGCGGAGGAATTAAGCCATAATCAAAAAGCGGTCGCGCAGCGCCTGAGTGGTGCGACACCAGAGGCGGCAGGGGTAAGCCTCTCAGAAACAGCTCAACAGAAAGTGGCTGAGCTAGAGGCCAAAGAGGCGATGAAAAGCCTTGAACGTGCCCTCAATGCGAGGTTCGGCAAAGACACTTGGAGCGACATACTGCTCACTTACGAGCAGAAAAAGGCCGAGGCTATCCGCGCGAAGCGCGCAGCGGCCGAGGCCGCGCGGCTCAAGCGAGAGGCCAGCGAGCAGTTTTGGAATCGAGTTCTGGTTGAAGGCGGCAAGCTGGTCGTCTTGTGCGCCGCTCTAGGCAGCATTGCATTCTTTCTTATGTGGGCGATGGAGCAGCCCAAATAATGGACGGCCAAGTCGATTTAAAGCTAATCATTACCCTCTTGGGCGTAGCGGCTTCGGTCTTCGGGGGCGCTGCCGTGGCGAAGGCAAATATTCGACAGGCCCTCGACCAAATTAAAGATCTCGAATCTCGTGTACGCGATTTAGACTCGCGAGCTGATCGAGCGACGACACAGATCGAGACCCAGGCGCAACGAGTCTCGATCTTGTCGGGGATGGCAAGTCCTGAGAACCTCCGACGAGATCACATGGAGCTGGCGCGGCTGCAAAGTGTAAGCGATCAGAACACTGCCGACATCAGGGCGTTGGCATCTATGCATAATGGCTCACATCCTAGCGTGAAGGATTAAACATGATAGGTGCATTACTTCCAGTCCTTGGCCCCATCGTCAAAGACGTGGTGGGCCGAGTCTTACCCGCTGACAAAAATAAAGCTCAGGAGATAGAGCGCGAATTAAATATGGCTGTTTTGCAAAACACAGCGGCCATCGAAAAGGCGGCGGCATCTGTTGTAGTAGCCGAAGCTAAGTCAGAGCATTTTATCACGGCAACGTGGCGACCAATATTAATGTTAGTCATCACAGCTATAGTCGCCTGGAACTTTTTGTTTGCCCCGCTCATAGAGTTGGGTGTGCAATTGTCCACCGGCAACATCATTCCGCTGGCTATAGATTTACCTGACGAATTATGGACCCTGCTTACCGTGGGTGTGGGTGGGTACATCGTGGGCCGTAGTGGTGAGAAAGTAGCGAGGAAGTTAAAGCGATGATTACTCAGGAATTGATCGACTCGATTAAGCTAGGAGAAGGGTTCAGCCGAACCGGATATCGTTGTAGTTTGGACAAGCTAACATTGGGTTTTGGACGCTGTATTGATCCTGACGTTCCTGGCGCAGGTATCACTGAAGAGGAAGCAGAGTATCTGCTCACCAACGACATCGAGCGCTTCGAGGAAGCGGCCGAGCGTGTGGTCGGCTCCGAGGTGTGGAGCTGGCTGAGCCAACGCCGCCGCGACGTCCTGACCGAGATGGCGCTTAATATGGGGCCAGGAAACCTCGCCAAATTCACCAACATGATAGCGGCGCTTGAGGAACAGGACTATGACCTCGCCGCTGCTGAAGCCCTCGACAGCCGGTGGGCTAAGCAAGTAGGCCAGAGGGCCGAGAGACTTGCCCAAAGACTTCGCGGATGAACGCAGATTTACCGGCGCGCTTTGCGAGCTGCGCCTTGCCCAGTGGTTACTCGAAAACCAATACTGGGCATTCTCCCCCGTAATCAATCACGACTCCCCCATCGACCTAGTCGCCGTCGGTCAAGACGGCGAGGTCTTGCTGCTCGATAGCAAGGCAGACAACATGCGTGTCAACAAAGGTCGCATTTCCCCCTCGCGAATCTATCGAACAAGATCTGAGCTGCAGAAGCGACTTGGCGTTAAAATTGCCTACGTCGCAGCCGACGGCTCGGTCTCAATCACCGACCACGATTGATGCTGTCGGATTCTTTGCAGACTTGTCTGCGATAAGTCTGTAAACGGTCTTTGAGTTATTGGGACCCTATTGACTGAATTGGTTTTTTTCAGTAGGGATTATCCACGCTGTTTTTGAAGAGTATATCTCTGTAAAACGTCTAACGCGTTGAAAAGTATAGGGTTTATCAGATAGCCTAATATGGTGATAAGCGGATTTCTAATCCGACGGTCACAGGTTCGAATCCTGTCGGGGTCGCCAACCTTTTCAATGACTTAGAGCGTTTTCTGAGATCTCCTCGAACAGCCGAGTCTGTTGCGAGTCTGTAAACTCGCTCAGATTCGTGAGTCTGCAAATAATCCGACGTCATTAATTGTTTGCAATAGTAAGTAAAAATTACTATAAAAATACCTGCGGCGGCGCTGTTGCCGACGCTTTTGAGAGGAGAGACACAATGACAAAAAGAGTAGTTCACGGTTTACCGATAAGCGGCATCGATCCAGAAACTGACAAGCCTGCCATCGACAGCTTGGCTGGCGGTAGCTTCCTCGCGACGTATTACTACACCCGCCCTGGTCAAAAGAAGATCAGCGACGAGCAGATCGACCGCGCCATCGAGCTGGTCGGTGACGACGAGGTGTTCTTCTTGGACAACGGCGCGTTCACCGCTTACCGCTCCGGTGAGCCTATTCATGAAGACCCCGATTACATCGACGGCTTTTACGATTGGGCCGAGAGCGTCATGGACCGCTGCCCCCAGGCTGTCGCGATTGTGCCTGACGTGATTGGCGGCACCGCCGAGCAAAACTGGGAGCTGGCATCTCAGTTGCCTTGGGACCCAATGCGGTCTTGCTACGTCTGGCACTTGCATGAGCCGCTGGAAGTATTGAAGCGCATCATCGAGGAAGGCTACGCCTATATCGGGTTCGGCAGCTCGGAGAAATATTGGAAGGTCAACAGCCCAATCTGGCAGGACCGCATCGACGCTGCCTTCGCATATTTGGATGAGCTGTTCGCCGACGAGGATTTCGCTCAGACATATGTGCGCCCACAGATCCACATGCTGCGCGGCATCAGCGTGCAACATGCTTACCGGTTCGACAGCGCCGACAGCGTCAACCTTGCGATTAACTGGAACCGCCAGCGCAAGAAGTCTAACGAGCAGCTCGGTGCCTTCCGCGCTCGCGTCGAGAGCAAGGCGAGCCAAGGCGACGTCTTTGGTGATCAATCAGCCTGGGGCACCCCAGCAGACGCTGGTCGCTATGCCGGTTACCGCAACGCGCAGCTCCACTTGTTAGCCTATCAGGCTGAACTGCGCGCTAACGATCTAACCTACATACCCCCACAATTCCGGCGCGCGGCCTAACGGCCCCGCCACTGAGAGGAGAGACACGATGACTAAAGATTTTTCAGAATTTAAGGCCGCAATTGAAAAGCGCATTTCCGAATTGCGGGAAGAAATTGAAAACAGTTCGGTTACGTTAGAAGAGAGCCGCGCAGCGCAAGAAGAGGTTCACAGTTTTTTGTTGAGCCTTGGAAGCCGGAAATTTACGGACAGCGAAGAGGCACGGTTTGTAGAGCTTAGTAAACTTACCGGCGCGGCGTCTGCGGCTGACCAGATTGCGAAATTAGAAGATACCCTTGCGGCTGATTTGATGTATTGCCCGAGGCAATATGTGGTTACTGACACACCTGATTTGACCTCACCTGCTGGGTTTGATTTGGACTCCAGGGTTTACCTTCAAACTGCCATCGCAATTCACACAGACAGCTTAAACAATTTGCCTAACAGCAATACTGAGCTTTTCGCCCACGACATATCTAAACTGGCGGCGGCCTAACGGCCCCGCCATATCCCACCAGCCCCTGGCGATTAAATTCGCAGGGGCTTTTGGGGTGTCTACTATTGAGAGGAGAGACAAATGAACCCACAAGACTTAACAGCTCGAATAGTCGAAGTGGTCGCCGCCATCGAGGCGTCGGCCGCGACGGTCGAGCAAGCCGATGCAGCTCACGCTGAATGGACCGAGCTGCAGCAGCGTAACTGTTCGCACTTTGGAGATCCGGCGCGCGCTAAGCGTCTGGTCGCCGGAGCGGCGATGCAGTTGTACCTCGACCGGCGTGAGCTGGTCTCACTGCAGCGGCTGCTGGGCACGCACTTAGATCTAGCAGCTTAAACAAAAGTGCCCAGGCCGCGCGCAAACGCGACCTGGGCGTGCCACCAATTATCAACCTTTGAGAGGAGAGACAAAAGATGACACAAGGAGACTTACTACAGATTCCCGATTTTCTGAACAGGAAATTGTGGACGCCGGAGCGTTGGGAACAACACGAAGAGAGCTGGCGCGCTCTGGACCGGGAGCGCCAGCGCGAGCGTGACCGTGTCGCAGCCAAGCGGCGGCGCGCTTTCGACAAGCAGAAGGCAGAGGCTGCGGCCCTGGCCGAGCGTCGCGCAGCTCGCGAGGCGAGCAAGGCACGCAGCGCTGCCAAGAAGGCGGCGGTCGCGCAGGTGCGCGGAGCGATCCACGACGGGCACGTCACCTTTGGTCAGCTCCGCAAGGCGCTGAGCATCGAGGACAACCTGATCAAGATTGCACTGCGTCGGCTGATGAAAGCCGGTGAGATTCACAAGGCAAGCCCGCGTCAGTACGCGGCAAACTGAGAGGAGAGACAAATGTTATCAATGAGAACTTACCCATCGAGACCAAAGAACCGTGCGCTTTGTGTGAGCGGCCCAGAGCTGCAGCTTGTGGAAGGCCAGAAGACAAAGTGGTTTGCAAACACGCAAGCAGGGCAGCGAGAGGCAATGGCCTATATGGAGGTCTGCTATGAGCAAGCTGCTGAAAAAAAGCAGTGGACTGACCGCAACGACACGCCGTTGTTTGGATCACCCGACGAGCCAGGGACGTTCTGTCATGCGTTCATCGAGGATGAGACAAACAGGGCGCGCACTGGTTACCTTGCACTGGACGAGGTGGACGCCAAAGCGTGCGCGTTGCGTCAGCTCGGCTCACTTAACTACGCCGGTCAAAAATTGCGGGATGTTAAAATAGGCGACGTCACACGCGGCAAGGTTAGAGAAGATATCGTAAACCAAGTGCGCCGCATGGGATCTAGATCGACGGTCAAGCGCAAGTGGCTCTATCTCAAACAGCTATTCGCTTACGCCGTGGAGATCGAGCGCCTCAATGCCAACCCGTGCCTTTTTGCTAAAGATGCAAAATTGTTCCTCAATAACGAGGAGCGGGTGACTGATCACCTAGTTAATTTGGATGTTGATGTTCCAAAAATCCTGGCGGCTGCGCCGGAGCGTTACAAGCTCGCAATGACCTTTGCGGCTTACACCGGCCTGCGCGCCGGAGAGCAGCTTGCGCTTACTTGGGATGACATCGATTTAATTTATGGCACCCAAAACATATCAGTAACCAAGGCGGTCAAAAAGTCGGGCGAGGTTGGCGCGCCCAAGTCCAAACACGGCAAACGCGACGTGGAGCTGCCAGAACATTTAGCGGATCTGCTGCGCCATTGGAAACTAAAACAATCTCCGAAAGAGCGGCAAAAGCACAATTTGGTCTTTCCCACAATGCATGGCGACTACGCCGACGCGAACACTTGGCGGCGGCGCGGCTTGATACCTGCGTGCAAAGCTGCTGGAGTAGATCCAATTAGGTGGCACGACCTGCGTCACTATTATGCGTCGCTGTTAATTTTCGAGATTAAGCACGCGCCGCAGGAGATCAGCCGCATGATGGGGCATCATGATTTTTCGTTCACGTCCAAGCAATATGGGCACTGGCTAGAAAAGGCAAAAGACAAAAGTAAAGTTGGCGACAAAATTTCAGCATTAATGGGGGGAATGTAAGATGACTAAGAAAAATAACGTCTATCAAATGACCGAAGCATTTAAAAAATTTGACGACACGCCTGCTAGAAAAATACCGGCGATAGTATCGCGGCACCCAGAATTTTCTGAATATATGCTTTCAACCGCTGACCATGAAGTTTGGGAATACGTCCACAGCGTCTCTCGATTTTACATCGAACGCTATAGCCAACTTTTAGAAATTGACCGAATGCCGTCTGCAAAATTCTGGCATAAGAACCGCGTAACACAATTGCTATTCTATCGGTTGATGGAGCGGACGGCATCGATGATGGCAGTCAAGAAGATCGCTATTGGTCTCCCTCAAAATGAGCTGGTGCAGTTTTTATCTAAGAGCTGTCGGGTTGGGGAGCGCAATATTCTGCGGACTATCGATGAAGCCGTTGAGTCTGGGTTCGTTGAGAAGACAACTTGGTGGCGTGATGAGCGGGTTACAGTTTGTTTTCTTTCGCCGATTTCAATCGCTGAGTATCTGGAGGTCGGGGTAATGCAGCATTTTCAGTCTGCTATTGCCGCTGGCATACCAGAGGCAAACCAACGGTTTGATCAAGTATTGGATCAAACTGACGATACCATGGTGGAATTAGATGCTATACAAGCTAGAGCCGATGGACAAGAATATT